GCAAAGCCCATCATGGTAGCCTGCACGTTTATCGTGGCTCCTGCTTGCTGACTACGCATCCTGAACTGAATGAACTTACCTGTCTGGTTGATATAGACTTTGTACCATTTCTTAGCACCGTTTTCAAAAATCAAGTTAGTAGAAGTTCCGACGACGCTTTTTGTAGGTATTTCTGTGTCGTCCATGTCATCGGTGATGATGTCGAGGACCATCTTGGCTTTTTCTGGTGTAGAGGCATATCCACCGACAGTGTATGGAGTGAAGAGAGTGGAGTCTGTGTCGTCTAGAGAGAAGGTGTTTAGAGATAAGACTGTGATGTAGTAGGAAAGGCCATTGAGTTGTGTCATGCCTCCAACGCTGAAGATCTTCACCTGATCGCCTGTAACGAGCCCGTGGTTGACGTTGGTGGTTATGACTGCTGCGGTTGCTTGCGACGCTCCTATGATGCGTATAGGCCTTTCTAGGTTAGTTCCTGTAGAATCTACATAGACATACATCCATCCACAGCGGACTTTTTTGTCTGCGTTGATGTAAGGATTAAACTTTTTAAACTGTGCGCTGAAAGGAATGACTCTAGAGGCTGTTCCTCCGGTAGTGTATGCCGAGAAGATGGCTGTGCTTTCAGGAGTTCTTAGACGGAAGACGTTATTGTTAGTTACGCTTGCTAGGGTAAACTGTTGGTCATTTACCTCTACCATTCCACCGACGGCTGTTAGGAAGATGATGTCTGCTCCTAGAGCAGGATCGTAGTTCTGTGTTCCAGAGACATGAGTGCTGAAGTTATGCCAGTCTGTAGTGACCTCGATGGTCGTGTTGTCGATGATGGTGATATTACGAATCTTCACAGGATTGTCTTCTGAGCCAGTGACGTTTAGCTTCCAGATTTCACCATGATGACCTCCTCCTACAGAGAAAGGAGCGCCTTTACTGAATGCAAAAGCTTCCCAGTTTCCGTAGACAGCGGCGAATTCATCCCAGTTGTTATAAACGAGAAGGTCATTCCATGTGATGTCGAATCCTAGAATATAAGTACCCATGCATGATAGAGGGAGCCTGTAGACTGCATAGTTGTCTTCATCGTAGTTTGTGGTAAGAATACGTTGAGATTGAGCTTCATTGGGTGGAGGATAAATCAGGTAGTGGTCTCTGTCTTCATCTACAGAGCCTGCAAAGCATAGTTCGAAGTTGTCGGGATCGATTTCATCGAAAGTGAAGCTAGGGATGCTGATATCTTGTCTTTCTACTCTATATCCGTCTGTGAGAATCATACCACGAGGAGAGAGTGCGGAAGTTCTGCTAAGGTAGGAGATGGCTGCGTAAGGGGCTTTAGATCCACGAGATTCGTCTAGTTTTACCAGGGTGAAAGGCGTTGTGTCATTGCCTGTATACTTAAGCGACCATGTAGCTTGTTCAGTGAAGATTATTAGGTCGTCACGGTTAAAAGCTGCTCCCATAATCCAAGTGCCGTCAGGAATATCAATGAAGCCAGCACCAGTTGCAGAAGTTCGAAAATCGTCACTGTTGATTCCTGTTCCTGATATTCGTATTCTTTTTGGAAAAATTGTTCCATTTTCTCTAGTCCTTAGTAAAATAAGACGATCTTTAAACTCAAACATCAGAAGAGCACTAAGTTGCCCTACAGCAACTCCAGTCATAGTAAAAACATAGTTAGCAACCGTAGCCCCATCATAAACCTGTATAGGGTCTATGCTATTGCTGAAGAGAAGTCTAGGAACGCTAGTAGCTGAATCGTAGTTAACCCAGGAGAAGAAGTTGAAAGAAGTTCCTGTGAAGACTGTTGTGTGTGGTAGAAAGTCTAGACGGTTTGTATTTGGGTTATACCGATTCACATCGCGTGTGTTGGCGACGATAAGTTCTTTTATGTTTGTAGCGGTGACGTAGGTAGCCACCATCATGACTGGTAGGTCAGGGATGCTTGCACTTACATATAATGCTGTTAGTGTTGACAATGCTACAGGAGCTGCAGGAAGAGTGATAGAAACGGCACCAGTGGAGTAATTAATAGTTCCTATCTGGGTAATACCATTGAAGAAAAATCCTAAACCGTTATCAGTAAAAGTCTGAACAGGATTAGATCCTGTGATAACGAATGACATTACTCTAACAGGAGGAGTTGCGGTGAAAGTGAAGGTGGCGTTGACACCGTCGATAGCGCCTGTTGCAGGGGCAAGGATAACGGCTCCTGTGACAATGCGGCTTTCTGTGTACGGAGTGCCTCCGCGCTCTCCTGTGGCAAAGTAGCTGTATCCTGAGCGTTTGGAGAGAGTCCCTCGATAGACATAACCATCTAGCAGCTCTTCCTGCGAATCATCAGGAGAAAGCCAAGGCTGTAGCCTTTTGTCTATCCCTGTCTCGTAGTTTGCTATGAGGTATGGTTGGTAGTTCACTAGCCCCCGAAGATGATGAGGTTAGCGCTAGTGATGGTGGTCAGTACGGAAGAGTTCTGGTTAACGAACCTTACTGTCATGGCTGCGGTTGTAAAGGTATCTATCTTTGCGATGGTGGGGTTATTAGCATCTACACCCCAGCCTATGATGCTGAATTGACCAAAGATATTTGGAAGGGCGTTCGTGAAGGTGATTGTGTACCTAGAATTAGGTACGTCTTTTGTGACAGTAGCGTTAAAAGCTGTTCCTAGAATTACTCCATTAGTATCGAAAGTCACCGATGCTAATACAGGAGCAAGTCGGAAGTAAGTAGTTCCGTTGAAATAACTAACCTTGCCGTCTTTCAGGTAGACAATCCCGTTAGTTCCTGCAGGTAGAGGAGCAACAGGATCTAGCCTGTCTGTCAGAGTAACTTGTCTATGAGTACCACTGTTATCAGTAGAAGGGATAGCGTTAGGAGTATCATTAAAAATATGGTCACGGTTTATCTCGTCTTGTAGAACTATCCAGTTCGCGTTTGCCTGTGGAGGAAGGATGCCTGGAGATTGAGAAGAGTTAGGACATGCTGTCTGATAAGTTGGCATCTAAAACTCCGGGGATGGGCGTTGATTTTGATACTGGGCACTTGTTCGTGCGTAGACTAGAGAGCGATAACGCATGTAAGCTGGCATGATGTCTCTGTACTTGTCTGTCTCTCCATAGTCCGAGAAGATGTCCAGAGCAGCTCCGTAACAGATATACCTGTAGAGATAATCCTGATCTATAAAACCGTTAGGAGTCAGTTGCACTTCCACCTGATAGGCAGCGATTTTTACTAGAAATGTTCTAGTATCAAGTTCTGAGAAGGTGTCAAAATGTCCAGGGAATGTAAGTTCATTGTTATACCAAAGAACTGCAAGTGGCCTCTGGTGTGTATGATAATGAGGAATCTGATGATTTATTTCTGGCCATCTACGGTAGAACTCTGCTGGGTCCTGAAACCACCACAAATCGAAGCCCTCGACATAGGCTGGAGGTTCTAATGTCGAGGCTCCTACATTACCGTTAATCATCACGATAGTCTGTAAATCTATGGGGATTGGATTTACAGTATTTTTATCTATCGTGAATTCATACCAGGTCCTGTTCTTGAATATTCTGATGTCTTGCGTGGATTCTAGCTGGATGAAATCGTTGAGATATTGAATCATGATTGGGTCAGTAAATAGAGGATCGGAGGAATCCACTCTTCCTGTGACGTTTCTCAAGATCGTAACGAGATCAGCAGTAGATTTAGCCATCTATACAAGCTCCATCAGGTGGCAAGAGAAACGGTTTCTTTCGCCGACTTGCCTTGTTTCCGTTCTTACTTCACCGCCGTCATCGACTTTTACTTCAGAGAAGATTGGGACAGAAAGATTGTTAAGAAATCTAACGACAGGAAGGGGAAGGTCGTAGATGGCTCCTGGCTTAAGTTGTCCTTGCCAGTCGATATCACGAGTTCTCACGTTGATCTTAAGCACGTTTTCAGGCTGATCGAAACGCTGGAACTTGATCTTAATTTTCTTGTGGAAAGACTCATCCGGTACTTTTACGTGTATAGGAGGATCGCATTTTGGGTTGCGTTTCTTAGCCTCACGGAAGGCTTTTCTAGCGTGAAGATTCCATATTTGGAAGTCTGCAAGCTCTTTAATCTCGAAGGTGTCGAAGTCGAATGGTTTTTCCATCTCTTCTAGTTCTTGTTTCGTCTCTATTCTCTTAGCCATTTTTCCTCATTTTTTAGTAAAGACTCCTCGTTTTTAGGCGAGGAGTCTTAATGTTTATTAAGCTACATCGCCACGGTTGACGTATGAGTTAAACTGCCATGCTGTGAAGTAAAGAATATCGTTATCAGCACCCATGATTGCTGTACCTAAAGTAAGCTGAACCAAAGGTGGATAGTCGATGATTGCTCTATGCTGAACAACAGGACTTACAGGCTCTAAAGGATTACCCAACAGAGGCCCGATTTTTGTTACCTGACCGCCAGATGTGTAAGCACCTAGAACAGTCACAGGAACGCCGTATGTGTCGTAAATAGCAAACGTAGTTGTAGAGAGAACTCTAACGACATAAGTTTGGTTATTTACTTGTGCAGCCATTGTGCCGACAACTTTAGTGATGACGACGCGATCCATATCAGAAAGAGTATGGACGGCGCTGGTAGTGATTACTGCAGGTGTTGCTGTAGTAAAGCTTGTGATTACAAGATGCAGGTCATAGAAGCCACCAGGGATAGTAGCGTCTGTGATACCGTTAGTTGTTTCTAGCAACTGGCTGGTAGCAGCGGTAGCTCCGTTATCTGCGATGGATCGTAGAATAAGAGAGTCTCCAGCAGGAAAGTCTCTAAACCACACACCTTGACCTAGAACTCCGGCAGTGCCGAATCCTGTGTATCTAAACCAGTCGAACCTGTCTGGCAGGAACGGAAGGGTTAGGTTGTAAGCGGCACCTGCAGACTGCAGATATCCGCCGTAAGAATTTGTAACGTTGCTGAACTCACGCAAACCTGCGAAGCGGTTAGCCGTGGTTCCTAGAGATGTTGCCATAGTATTTCTCCTTGTTATTAACCTTTAGTGCTTCTAAGAGCGATACACCAAGAGTCGTCTAGGATGACGGCTCCAAGACGACCTTTCCAACCCATTGTCTGGCGTTGGTTAAGAGCATCTTCTCCAGCTCCCAAAGGCTTGATAATCATTTCCATAGACTGGTCGTCGATAGAAATACGTCCGTAGGCGTTAGCAGCTAACAAGAAGTTAGAATACACAGCAGGAACGACACTGACGTCTTTGTATGCTTCAGATGTCTTGACTAGACGAACTTCGTCGCAAGAACCGAATTCTGCTTCAAGAACAGACTGTTGACGTGGGTAGTCGGCAGTAGGCAGGAAGTTAGAAAGGTTTTTGAAATCGCTACGTAGGTCAGTAGAGATAATCATCCAGTAAGCAGCCCAAACTGGAGCAGTACCGAAAGCGTTTGTTCCTTCTTGGTTAGGAGAAAGCTTCTTACCGTTGTTACCTTCAAGATAATCTACAGCCAACTCAAGGTCAGTAGTAGTGATCTCTGTGATAGCATTACCGTTAACACCGTTAAGGCAATCGATCTGTGCTGATGTAGCAGCAAGCATGTTTCTTATGATTTTGTCATAAGTAGATGCCATGTTCTGAGCTAGCATGTCAGCGACTTCGTTTGCTGTTTGGTCTTGTACGGTGATGATCACGTCGTCAGAGAGTGAAACAACTTTACCGTATTGAGAAACAACAGCAGTGATATCGAATTTCGTTACCTGTTCGGATGCTGGAGTTACGCCTTCAGTAAGAGGAGTAAGTGCATCTGCGAGGTTGTCAAAACGGCGGAAAATAGCCGTCTTGGAGTTCTTCTGAGGAATTCTACGCTCTTGAGCGAAGTATCCGTGAACGTAATACGGCTGGTGTCTGTCCAGCAGAATGTTATCGAAGAACAAGTTAACTTCTGGGTCAACTTGTACTGTCGTGGTAGTTCCTGAAGCCATTTTTATCTCCTAGTCAAAAAATGTTTTGATAATAGAGATAAAAAAATTATCTCTATGTTTCTCCCCTTAGGACTTTCTCTCTGTATTCCCTGAACTCTTTTTTACCTTGAATGCTTTTGAGATAGTCCATACCTTCAGGTTTCGCAGATTTTCCGACTTCGACCGGAGATCTGGGTTTCTGAGAGTTTTGTACGATCCTTTGGCCATCAGAAATATGAGAGGTTCTGGCACGTGGTTTTTCTTCTACCAGATGCAAGTAGTCTTTCACTATTTCATCGGCTCTAGCCCAACGATTAGCAGCAGAGTCTACAGAAGCAGCCAGCCAAGGTTTCTGTTCTAAAATCGGTTTTAAGTACTTGTTTATGCGTAGAACAGCCTCAGGATTCATATCTTGGTAGATTGTCTCTAGAATATCGCGTTTGTTATACATAGCGGATTCAGCGAGGTCCTTCTTCTCTACAAGAGCGTTAGGATCTTCTTTATCTGAGTCTGCGTCGTTTTTATCGCGCATAAGATGCTCTTGGTAGACTTGAGACGCTGCTTCAGCTTTCTGGGCACGCGCTTCAGCTTCCTGGAGCTTCTTTCTAGTGGCTAGCATTGCAGAAAGTGGGACCATCTTCTGTCCATCTTCCTGTTGTTCTACTTCTGTAGTTTCCTGAGAATCATCATGAGATTGCTCGGAGACAGCAACGTCTTGATCTTGTTCTGTGATATCTGTCATATAGACTCCCGTTTTTTACGCCCGTTACTTCGGCGGCAAGATTGTTACGCCCTTAGAGCCGGCGACGCGTATGGACTTCCCTAGAGTGGGAAAACTTAAAAGATCTCCTGGGTGCATCACCCAAAGTAGAGTCTTTACCCCTCGTTTATTATCCACTTCATAAACGAAAGATTCGCGGACAATGCCAGGTTTTTCATCGCATACTTGTAAGAAGGGCTTGACGATGTCTTTGCCGTTCTTATGGTGAATTTTCGCTTTACCAAGAATCCAGTACATGTCCTTATGAGAGTTCTCGTTAAGGATTTTTTCCATGAGGTGGTTGAAGTGATTTGTGATCCCTTCTCTTACCTCGTGATGTTCACGTAGTAGGACGCTTGGAGGCTTAATTAGCACGCTTGACCCCTGAGATTTTCTTTTACTGCTTGAGCTCTTTGGTTAGCCATTGCTTTCATTCTGTCAGCATTGCCGTAACCTGGACCTATGCTAGAGCCTTTTTTAGGCACTGACAAAGGGTTGTGTTTAGTTGAGTATTCACCATGGGCTTTAGCGCCAGCGCTGCCTGTAGGTGGGTGGTAGCCAGGATTTTCCTGTCCGCCATAAGTACTCATATTAGGCATCATTTTATTGGCATGAGCCGTGCCTTTTAGTCCTGCCATAAAAAACCTCCTATGGTTTTGATGGGCTTGGTTTAGATCTCTGTGCATCGCGATCTAGCTGTCTTTCTACGCTCTCTTGTTCCTGCATACGCATAGTGGCGGCGAGTTCCATGACATCGAATAGGCGTTTGTTATCGATATCTTGTATTTCTTTGACTGTACGAGCGTTATCAAGAAGAGCTCTAGCGTAGTTTTGGTCTTGTTCAGAGATACGTTCTTTGGCCAGGCCGATGTCTGCGAGTACGCGCGCACGTCTTTCTTCTGCCAGAGCTGTATTTTGGTCGATATGAGAGAGTTCGAGTTGTTTCTGGATCTCTTCCATCTCTTCCATTTTCTGTTGTTGTTTTTCTTGGCTTTCTCTGCGTTGAGCCATTTTTTCGAGTAGATCGATTTTGCCTTGTAGAGGAGCAGCTTCCATAACGTCTTCCCAGGGGATAGGCGCCCCTAGAGAGACTAATTGCAAAAGCTGATAATAGTATGCTTCACGTTGAGTGACAGTTTTGACGGCTTGCTTGATGGCACAGTCGTATTCACCGAACTGTCCGGAGAAGAATTCTTCTGTAGGTTCTTTTCCTGTGATGCGATAGATTTTTCCTGGCTGATAGTTCTTCTGAATGCATTCGAGGACTAGAGATCCGACGTATTTCTTGGCTTGTTCAAGGTTGTCAAAAATACCGCGGTTACCCTTGAGTCCGTTCGAGGAACGAACTTCGGCGAGTTTTCCCGATACCTGACTATCACCCGTAGACGATAGACCCAGCAACTCATCTGAAGCGCCAGGTATCTCCATGATGTTCTTATCGATGATATCTTGGTACTGCAGGTATCCTGGTGGGATATTAGGCGGTGATATTTCTCTGACGTCGGCATTTACATCGAACCCATCGTTAACAACAATTTGTCTTCCCTGACCTGCTTGCATGAGCATCGTAGGGTCTAGGACAGAACCGTTTTTGGTTATCCACCCAGTGTTGATGATTGACTCCATCAAGTCAATAATCTGGCTGTGACGACGGTTGTACTGTCTTTGGGCATCCCTAACAGAGCGGACTATGCCTTGGATTTTAAGCTCATAAGAGTCTATCAAAGGCTCGTGATATAGGAGTATTGGCACGAAAGGGAAGTTGTCTAGACCTGTAGGATCAGGACCGCTGTACAGTAGTCTTCCTCCGACGATGATGTTAAGTTCTATTGTTCGTTTGTGAGAGTGGATGAGTTGGATATTTGGAGTATATTCCAGATTTTTCTTAAGTTCTTTTTCTTCGGCTGCTGTTCCGAACCATTCGTCAGAAACTCCTGTGTCTACATCGACGAGGTATTTCTGTGCGACGTTAATTCTTCTCCAGTATTGGTCGTATGTGACGAGGTGTTTGGCGATGTAGGTAGAGTTATACTGTCTGTAGATGCCTAGGTACTGATATTTGTTGTCTCTGATTCCTGTAGGGATGGAGTCGATCTCTGCGGGATCGATCCATGGGAGCATAGCTTTTACTGATTCTTTAGAGAGAAGATCTCTTGTAGAGGCTTGGTCGCAGTCTGAAAGATCTCGTTTAGTAAAGTACGGATCAAGCATAAGAGCATTGAACGGTTTCCAGTAGAATTTAATGTCTCCATTAACCTTATCCTTCGAATAATCCATGTAGATTCCGACAATGGACAAACCAGTCTTAAGTGCATGTTCGAAAGCCTCGGAGAAGATGTAGTCGGCATTACCTTTATCGTAGACGTAATACATGACATTAGAAAAGAGATCCGCCGTAATCTCATCAGATCCTTCCACTGGGGCAGTGACTGTTTGCGTGCGATTCTCGCGTTCGTATCCGGAATAGAGATTGACAACCCGACGTATTTTGTTGAGCTCCAATACCATCCTATTCTGTCGCTGAAGTTTGGTACGTTCGAGATTTGTCCAGTTGTCTCCTGCATAAGCCCTCAAGTCACGGTAAGCCTCGGAATAATATGTGCCCCATGTACGCCATGCGTCGTAGAAAAACTGCTGCCACTTGAACACCTTATCGTTATGATCTGGTGTAAGAGCACTGCTTCCATCGTACTGTTGGGAGTACATAACCATTTAGTTTATATCCATTCCTTACGCATTCTGTTCCATTCTTCTGCAGACATCCCTGAACCGCCTGTGAGTCTCTGGATGGCTTCTGCTCCGTATATGAGGGCTTTGGATCCGTGAGAGGCCCAGTCGTGGTAGGAGCGTTCTCTGTAGCACCCGAGTTTTTCGTTCCATTCTTTACGGAAGTTCTCTATAGCCTTCAGACCTTTTTCGCACTTTTGGTAGTCGAAGAAGAATCTGGTGAGGGTGTTTCTGAGACACTCAATACCAAACATTTCGTTCGATTGTCGTGGTACAATGTCCACTTTGAGCCCCTGCTCTCGTGCGATATCTGCGAATGATTTCCCTGAGCCTTTTTCTCTTGCGACGGCGTCGTGTGGTAGGAAGTGTTTTTCGAAGATATAGTTTTTCGTTTTGATCCAGCGTACATAGTGTGCGAGAGGTTCGTCAGAGTTTTCGTAATAGTCGATACAATGTATTTCTTTACCAACGAGTTGCCATACCCAAATGGCGCACGAATCGCCGATGCCAATGTCCCAAGAAGTGTATGTTTTCGCGTTGTCGTCATAAGGGAGGTGGCAGATTCTCTTTTCGTGTCGTGCTTGAGAGATTTGTTTAGCGAAGTAAAAACCTTCGTTGGCGGTTTCGAAAGCTTCCTCTGGCGTAGAAGGGTATTCCCTCTTCATGTATTCGCCTTGAGTCTGCATTTTCTTTACGTACCAAGCTTTCTGTTCAGGTTTTAAAGTAATTCCTTTATCTTCTAATTCTGTAAAATACTTCTCAGCGTCTTTAGTTATCAAGACATTTTTTGAATCTATTACGTAGTCGGGATGTTGATGCCAGGAGAAGAACCATATTTTCCAGTCTAACTTTCCTAGTGGAGTTCCGGCATCTTGTAGAGCTTGAGCTTCTTTGCAGAGATTGTAGAAGTGGCCTTCTCTGCCGCGTGCAGTAGACTCGATGCACACGAACTGTCCGGCTTGTACAGCGTTGAGAGCTCCGGATATAATTTCGTTAGCTTTCGTGGGATTTTCCTGACAGATTTTGGCGAATTCCGTGATGTGCAAAAGCTGAAGTGTGCCTCCACGTAAAGAGGTAGCCACTCTAAACACAGAACCATTCGCAAAACGCATCTGATGAACGTTATCTCTGTACGCCGGGCACATGTCTCTAACGAACTGTGGCAAGTTGTCATATGCGAACTTGACCTTGTCTATGAAGATTTCTTTGGAGATGTCTTTGGAGTCAGCGACGATGGCGGCGTTGACGTTGTTGTTAAATAGGCAGGTATCTAGGAAGAGGATAGCATGGTAGGTGGTGATGCCAAGCTGTCGGGCTTTGAGTATGATGTTGAGGTAGTGAGGTTTTGAGAGTGCTAACTGAGCCCAGTTGGGCTCGAAGTCCACCATCATTCCCTGTTTGTCTTTAATTTTGTATAGGTTTTTCAGACGCCATGCTTGATCGCCAAGGACATTAATAGTGTTTTGTAATGAAGGGTTTACATCTGTTAGCATAACGTATTTTTATCAAATTTTTATTTTATCACCAACAAGTAATTTTTTTAACATTGCTTAACATGTAAATGTTTGATATGTTAGATGGAAAGACGGAGGGTATATGGAATCTATAAGTATATTATTATGGGCTATGGGAATTGGATTTGCATCACTAGGTACATTGATGCTTTATCTTCACACATCATTAAGTTATGGAGTTTATTCTAGAATAGACAAACTAGATGAAAAACTAACAGACGTAGACCGTCGTTTGTGTCGTATGGAAGGAGCTTTTTCTAGGCAAGACTGTTGTATGTTAAGTAATAAGCATAGCGAGAAGGTGAGTTGATGGATTCATTTGATAAATATCTTGTTAAAATAGGGTCTATATTAATAGTAAGTGTTACTACATTTATTCTTGTTATGTATATTATTTCTCCTATTTATACAGTGTGGGCTGAAAGATTAGCAGGAGAAGCAGAGTTAGCAAGAGCTGAATCCAATAGACAGATCAAGACTCTAGAAGCTAAAGCGCATGAGGAATCATCTTATTCTTTAGCCAATGCTGAAATAATCCGTGCAAAGGGTGTTGCTGAAGCCAATAAAATCATTGGTAATTCTTTAGAAGGAAACGAAAGCTACCTACGTTATCTTTGGATTCAAGGATTGCAGACTAACCAAATGCAAGTGATATATGTCCCAACTGAGGCTAACTTACCAATCCTTGAAGCAGGAAAAGGAAGATAATGGAAAAGCGTGAGCTACTGAAAGGCGACATCCTGCAGATCAATCCTACTCATGAGAGATGGCCAGGTTTTTTCATGGTAGTGACGGAAACGAAAGAGTGGGGAGCGCAGGGTTATTTGTTATGGCACTGTGATTTTGAGGCTGTAAGGTTTGGTGAAAAAGCTTATGTCAGGATGAAGTTTGAAGAGGTAGAGTATTGCGGAAGAGAGGTGTGGATTAAAGTTTATGACAAGGAAGAAGAATGATTATTTTCGATTTGGATGGTTGTCTAGCAGACTGTGAGCATAGACGGCATTTTGTTCGTCCACATGAAAAGAAATGGATTGATGAAGAACAATATTATGGACCAGAGTTCAAAGGACAAAGTGGTTATGCTCTACTAAATAAAGATGGATCGTTGTTTAAACCTAACTGGACAGCATTCTACGAAGCTTGTGGAGAGGATTTGCCGATTGTGCCTGTGATTGCGGCTTTCCTTGCATTTTATTCTAACGACATTGAAATCGAAATTTGGTCTGGAAGGTGTGAATCCGTTAGGAGAAAAACTGTTCGTTGGTTAGAAACTCACGTACCTATATATAACGACGAATATAAATTAAAAATGCGTCCCATCGGCGACAATACTCCTGACGATCAGTTGAAAGAGAGGTGGTTAGATGAAGCTATTGCACAGGGTAAAAAGATTGATTTCGTCTTCGATGACAGGCCGAAGGTGGTTAGGATGTGGCGTAGTCACGGCATTTTTGTGTTTAACTGCTGCCAGCATGATGAGGAGTTTTGATGGATAAAGAAGAGCTGTTGAGAGAACTAATAGAAGTTATCAAGCAGCAGTCTGACCAGCGCGAGCATTCAGAGAGTGGATATTGTGACTGTGAGGATGGTCATATGTATGCGGATCTTTTGTTATTAGAATACATAGATGATGAGAGAATTACGGATGCTTTCGACAGAATAGACAGATGGTACGCATGAGCAACGGGATAATAGCTCAGTGGTTAGAGCAGCGGACTCATAACCCGTCGGTCCCTGGTTCAAGTCCAGGTTATCCCATAAAAGGAAATTATGAAAAATTTGATCAGTAAAATAGGAGATCCTTATTTTCACATATGTGATGAAGATATGGATGAGGTATTCAGACATCCTAATCATCCGAACACAATAAGAATTATTGATTGTGAAGGAGATAACTACATAGATATTACCTGTGAACATGAAACTAGAGAAGCAGCGCACGCTTTATGCGAAATACTTAATGGTGATTATGAAGATTGATTGTATAGCGGATTTACACGGTTATCAGCCGAAGTTAGAAGGAGGGGATCTTCTGATTGTGGCAGGTGATATGACGGGAAGAGATAAGGTGGAAGAATGGGCGAAATTTTTCAGTTGGTTATCACAACAGTATTATACTAAGAAGATAATCATAGCAGGAAACCATGACGGTCAGTTGGAGAGTGGAATGCCAAAAAGCCAGAAAGAGGCTGATGAGCTGAAAGAAGTTCAGTCTTTCCTGCAGGAAGTGGATGGTGCAGAGAAGCCGGATTTCGAGTATCTATGCGATTCCGGCACAGAGTTCGAGGGATTAAAGATCTGGGGAAGTCCATGGACGCCAGTATTTTTTAACTGGCATTTCATGAAGAAACGCGGTGAAGAGATAAAAAAACAGTGGGATTTGATACCAGATGATATCGACATACTTATTACACATGGCCCTCCTTTTGGCATTTTGGATGTTAGTGGGTTATCTAGTCGTAGAAAACCAGGAGGTTTTCATTGCGGCTGTAAAGACCTTACTCAGACGTTAGAGAGGCTAACTAAGTTAAAGCTGCATGTGTTTGGGCATATCCATGATGGTTATGGCAAGATGGCTATAGGACACAAGGGAAGAGAGTTTACGTGTGTAAATGCTAGTATCATGGACGAGGATTATAATCCTGTGAATAAGCCTATAAGGGTGGTGTTGTGATGGAATGGATAAGCATGAAGAACAGGCCGCCTACAGAGAAGAAGAAATATCTTGTGGTTTTTGATTATCAGAAGGAAAAGGTCGTTACCACGTTGGAATATATGCCGAATGAAGGAAGGTTTTTGTTAGATACTAAGGTGACGCATTGGATGGAAGTGCCGGAACCTCCTAGTGATTTGCATGAATGTTGTTATAAGGGTGCAGAGTGGAAGAAATGCTTTCAAACGGACGATACGTTTTGGTTTATGCCGATGAAAGGATGTTTTATCGCTGTTAAGTATTGTCCTCTATGCGGTGAGAAAGCCCCGAATTGTGACACGTTCGAAGATGATGACCCACAGGATATAGAGGATTTTGATGATTGTCCGAATGACGATTCAGAATAGATCTTCTCCTGAGAGTGCCTCTAGGTTATAGACAAAAGCTTTGATGTTAATGTAGGCGATTTCTTTAAGATCTTTTTCATATTGTTTAGAGAGGAAGAATAGAAGACCTGCATGGGCTCTAGAGAGTACGGTTAGGCACATGTCGGGGGACATTCTTTTTATCATGACGTTAAAAATAACTTGGAATTCTTTTTCGAATATATCCATGTCTTCTAGGATATAGTCTGGCATTTCAGAGCGGTCATATTTTCTAATATCTTCCACGGAACCTCCATCAAAGTTTACATAGTAGAGGAGAGTGGATTTTTAGAAAAGTCCGTTTTTATGGAAAACGGACAAACCAGTGGGAACTTTATGGAAGTTCTTTCAAAGAATGAATGTTAATAGAAGCGATAGTAATAGGAAATACTGATCCTGTCACGCTAGGATTCAAGTTGACTTGAGAAACAGAAGTGTTTCTAAGTCTGATAACATCACCAGCGAAAACTTCTATTGATAGATCTCCTGTAGAATGACAAGCGTCATCTCCTGGAGCTTGTGTGAAGCCAGAATATATAGATCCTGGGACTAACACACCATTTCTCCAGAAACCGAATGACCAGCTTGGCACTGGTACTGGAACTGGGGTAGAAATCCTAGCTTGCAACTGCCAGCGTAGGTTGTAGATACCATGTTTTAGAAACTTGATATCGCCGTTGACGTTTTTCATGGAGAGATCGAAATCTCCGGCAGACACAGCACTTTGAGAATCCAAAAGCACAGCATCAGTAGCAGTATTATAAGCGCCGATAAGCTGAGCTTGAGAAGCGTATAGACTGGCATACCTCTCGTTACAGCAGCCATGATCAGGACCTTCGCAGTCTTTTCCAGGAACACCCTGGATACCTTGTGGTCCAGTTACTCCTTGTGGGCCTTGAGCGCCAGTAGATCCTTGGATACCTTGTGGTCCTTGGATACCTGGAGCACCTTGTGCACCATCTTTACAATCACAATCACACATAACACCTCCTATAGAAGAATTTTTGTGTCTTCTAAGTAATTTCATTATGCTCTTAATGATGTTATTAAACAAATTAGTTGACAATCCCTGCAGGAGGAAAATGGGAGGGGTTTACTATAGGAAGAGTAGGTCCTGTCAGCGTGAACTCTCCACCCTGTATATAAGGAGTATAACCCCGACCGTCGATAGGTACAGCGTGATTATCGCATAGTATGAACGTGTGTAGAGTGGCTCGTTGAACGTAAAACAGTCTGTTATTGAGCTGTTGCATGCCTGTAGCATTAGCAAAAGGCATAGTGACAAATTTAGTAGCACGAAGAGCTTGCCCATTTATGAATCCGTGGTTAAGGATTGTCACAATAATAGGCAAACTTGCAGTAATATCGATAGGAATAAATTGACGGACGGTGAAATGGGAGTATGAGGAGTCGGGATTATTAGGGAAGGTGTCAGGTGGCTGTTCGTCGATGAAGAGGTATAGAGGATCTAGGGGATTCTGCGGATTAGGAGGGTTGCTCATTTTTTACCATGGATATTTTGATATGCTTCGATGATAGCGTTTTTTTCTTCTTGAGGGAGTTTAGCGACGGAGTAGATGAGTTTTTGTTCATCCGGCTGTCTAGCTCTTAGCATATTCTCTGCTTCTGATATAAGGTTAAAGATAGAAGGATTTTTTATAGCCGCTTCTTCAGGTTTGTCATAAATATCATCTAGAACTTCTTTGTCATCCATAATCCCTCTTTACATAAAATTACCGTAATGAGAAGTTTTAAAAAAAGCAAGGGAGTTTATATGGTTAAGGGCTCAGGAAAGAAAGATAAAGTAGCGCAGTTTGTTAAAGGTGAGAAGCAGACGGTAGCACCTAAGCCTAAGAGTCTGACTCCTGGCATTAAGGCTAAAGATCAGAAGCGTATGGGTGTGAACGGTAAGGCTGTTAAGTATTAGTCTTTGTATAGAATATTGCTAATTCCTTCTAAACTGTCCTGTATGACTCTAAACTTACAACGTATGTCATAGAGTTTATCTGATTCTAAGTCATGTTCTGAGTCGAAGTAGGGATTATGTTTAGAGAGGTCATCGAATATCTCTAATTTCAGAAGTTCGTCTAATCTTTCTCTAACCCTACCGACATCTTCAAGACGTTTGAGTATAGGCTCCATGAAGTGTGCGTTTTCTTCCATATTTTCCTCAGTATTTCTAAACAATTTAACATATTTCTCATGAGGAAGATCCAACAATGTTAAAAAACGTTTTTTATCTATCATTCCTCTAAAATCTCGTTTTTTATCTTTACCTTTTTAAAAGGTTTGTCAGGATTTCCTTTAGGTACAACCCTCCACTTATGATTGATAATCATCTCTTCTAAACGACACCCGTTGTTATCCAGCACTTCTACTATATATAGGTGAGAAATCTCTTCAGGAAATTCAAGGTAGTCTTTAGTCATTTTTTATCCATAGGCATGGGTCAGACTTGCACTGACGACCTTCATCTATGACTGAACGAATTCAGCTTATCGCGATGACGCTCTACTCCTGAGCTAACATGCCATATTCCCGAGGGTAGGATTTGAACCTACGGAACCGAGGTTTCCCCCTTGATCTACTTGTCTTAAGACAAGCTGCAATCAGCCACTCTGCCACCACGGGTTTTTTTATTATTATTCTTCCGGAACTTCTTCTTGAGGAGGTTCTTCCTGTACAGGCTGTTCAGTCTCTAGTAGAGGTTTAACCACAGGTGTTACCAACATCTGGTGGTTATTCTGCAGAGACATGCCTTCTACCTCTAAGAACTTAATGTCTTTAAACACTTCAGACAGTTTAGCCATCACAGGCTCGTCTACTAACACTAGATATTGCTTCATTTTACCAACCCTTTTTTTAGCTCATTCGGAAATTTGATGATTTTTTTCTTCTCTTTCTTACTACCATACTGATCTACATGATACTGTCCTGTAGAGGAGTTATAATCCGTCACATTCCCCAACAGACATCCACTAACACACATAGCCAACACTATATACCTCACAAAACCCTCCAGGTTTCTTTATTCCTCGGATGGTTAGGATTATCCCTAACCGGATCACTCAACAGACCAAACAACATAGACAACAGCTTTTTTACAATAGATCCCACGTATCACCCATCGTCCGTAAGAAATTCTCTTTATCATTATTATTAAACTTAACCTGATCCACTATCATCATTATCATAGCCAGACACCCTATCTCAGGAGAAATGCTGTTTTTTTTCATATGCTCCTGCAACCTCAACATCTCTTCACCTACCAACCTACTTTTTTCTATATCATCCATCTAGACTACTCTCCCATAAGGCTCTCATATTCTCTAACAGCTCCTCCTTACTAAACCCTGATATCTTACTACCCAACACAGACATCATCAGTACAGCCATCAATATGTCATGCTGGCTAAACCCCTCCTCCGACAGCAAACATATCCTGTTCACCAACTGCATTGTCTTAACATTATCTTCCATCCAACCAACATACATTAATCAATATTTACAAAAAAATCTTTTTTTTCTCTACCAACTATTAGGAATTTCCTAATGGTTAGTAAATTTCTTTTACCGTCTAGAGAGATCTAGCATATCTAGAAAATAAAAAAAACTTTTTTTTTCTTACCACACTAGCTAACGTCATCGACACCACAAGATGTTTTTATTTTTTTTTCTAGAAAGTGATTTAAATAATTAACAGAGGTGGGAGAAGAATATATATATAACCGGTACTAGTTAAGGATGACCACCCCTGGTTGAAGTCAACTAAATTATTTAGTATAGCACTTCCTTTCTAGGCGTAGATATATAGTATTTAGTTGACTAGGTAGGTGTTGTAACCATCCACCTAGTTGGTTAACACAGTAGTTAGATGGTGTGGTTAGATGATAGGCTTGTGAGTATTGTGAGAAGGCTATTGGCTAGGCTCAGCAGGGTTCTTGGATCTATTAACGACAAACTCAAATGCTGCGCTAGCTATGTCTCCAGCTAGTTTCTTAGCATCGTCTTGGTCATAACCTCTGTGTCTACCTTGTGTTTTGAGGAGAAAAAGCTGAAGTGTTGTATCTTTCTCATCTATAGCCCTATCGAACACGCTGCGTTCTAGCTCATCTATTTGACGTTCGCGCTGATCTTTTAGCAGCTGTTGTAGTTCAGGGTGCCTGTCTATGAAGTTTCTCATAGCTCCTCTGCTAGTGCCTATTCTATCGGCCACTCTGCTAACGTTACCAGTTTCAGCTTTTATCAGATCAGCGATAATATCTTTATCAAAGGGTAGTCCTGGCTTAGGCGATTTAGCTTTATCGGCTCTACGGTCGCCTTTTTTAGCTGATGGGAAGCCGGCCATAAGATCCTATGTTAGGCTATAAGAAGCCGGTTAAATTTCGACCTGGTTCTGTTGAACTGCCCTTTACCGGGCTTGTGTCTGGCCAGCGTGCCGTCACAAACCCGGGGGGTTTGGGGGGTTCAAGACTGGTTATACCGTTAACATGACATTAAAAAGATTATTTGTCAAACCTATCTCCCAAGTGAATAATAGAAATTCTTTTTATTCATGTTAGGTGTTGACTATATCAGGTTATTAAGCTATAGTCTAGATATCAGTATGAGTACTGAGTAACGCTACTAGCCTAGGCGGTAGTTGCTAAAAAGAAAAGCCGATAACTATAAAACTAAACTATGAGAGATAACATGCTAGATGTAATAAACGATTTAATTGAAGAATATGAAGTGTTGATATCCGTCGTGATGATGGGAATAGGCTTGGTAAATATCTTGGTTATTTTCCAGCTATTAGTTCACTTAAAAAATGTTTTGTCATCTTAACCCCCCCTATAGCCCCTGAGTTATCGGGGGCAGCGAAGGCGATTGAAGCCTAACCAAAAACTATGAGGTTATATGATTAAGGAAATAACAAGCGTCGATGAGGCGTTAAAAGAAGCGAGAAAAGGTGAGAAGATCTTGCAATATATGAGATTCGATTTAACAACATATCTAGTTGCTATAGGCGATGATTATTTTTTAGAAACTTGGCGTTATATAAGTCATGTAACTGGACACATTTTGCATAGCGTAGAATGTGTTAGCGAGGAAACTGCTAGATTTAGCCTATCAGCACGTTACGAGGTGTAACATGATTATAAAACAAAAGTCCGTCACTAGTTTTAATAACGGCAATGAGCCTTTATACAATCCTCACTGGAATAAGGCGCAAGGATTTCACACCCTAACTGAGCATACTATTATGCGTGTTTATCAGTGGAGTGATTCGGGGATGAGAAGGTTAAAAATCACGCTCAAAGGTTTATTAGAGTGGATAGAATGGAATAAGGACATGGTAAACGACATTATAGAAAAATATAGCAAGTATGAGGTGTAACATGAGAATAAATAGCATAACAGACTTACGGCAATACTATAGCGAACAACTACACGCCTTAGATCAATCACAATATACCATATCTGTGGAAGGGCTGATTAAATATGTAGCTTCCAGGGTTATGGATAGGCTGAAAGAGCAAGGTTTTCAATACGGCGATGAAATAAGTTCTTACGACTTGCCTTGCTGCTATGAAATATTACACTTACTGGAAGTTTAACCCTTCAGCTAGCCCATGAAAACTCATGGGCTATAATGAGCGGTGAAGCTCTAACCAAAAAACTATGAGAGGATTTATGGACTATAAGAACTATTTCGAGCGTGGAAATAAAGTAGATAATGGATTGCCCTACATTTTTCTAAAAGATGATGCACCTGATGAGCTAAAAGATCTTGTCTATGAGATACACCAACATTTTGACGCCTTGCCTAACGACTGGATTTATGAAATTGTTAGAGAAGCGTTCGACGATTTATCTAACGATAAACTCGATGATATTACAATCGAAGCTGATTGCTACCATAACGATTTATATAAATGGTTCGGATACTCATTTTCTGACGGGTTATGTAATGAAGTTATGGAGGGAGATCATTTCGAAAATATTTGGGTTGTTATATCGGCTGCTCAGTATATAGCAAAGAGACAGATTTATGAAGCGGTCGACGCATTTATCTCATATCATTCTAGACATGCGGAGGTTTAATCCCCCCTATGCGCCGCAGATTTCTGCGGCCATTAAGGCGGATTAAGCCTATAAACCAACGAGGAAATTATGAATATTACAGAGATTTTTACAATTGAAAATTATGATGAAGAGAGAGAGTGTTGGGATAAAAATAAAGATTATAACACTGGTGAACTATTAGAATTTGATTCTGTGGATGCGTGTATTGACTGGATTAGAGACTGTTTATTTGAAGGTGGTTTTATCTTCCCTGAAGATCATGAAGATTCAACACTTCTTTTCAGAGTAAAAAACATATCTGATGAAGTAGTTTTTAAACAAGAATTTCTTAGAACTGGAGATGTTAAATAATGAATAGTAAAGAACTAAAAAAAGTATT